GACATAGGAACACACCAAGCCCGCCGCCCAGCGGCCCCGACTGCTCAACTTATTTCGTTGTACGGCAGCGGGGCTGGCATGGCGGGTGGCGCATAATGACCGATAGGGTGACGCAGATGAAGTTATCCACAGGCAACCGCAAGTGCGCTAGTTCGCAGGTTGTGGCTGAGCATAATAACCGATAGCGTGGGAGACATGAGCAACCTAACCAACACAGCAGATACCTACAAGCAGGCGTATGACGCTCTCAAAGAGGCTGAGGAAGCCCTTGCGAAAGCACGAACCACGCTGGAAGCCGACTATGATTTGGCTGGCATCACACGCCACGCCACAAGCGACGGTCACATGGTCGCTATTGAGGAAGTAGAACGCCGAGAGTTTGACATAAACGCTCTCAAAGTTCACGCCCCAAATGCGTTTGACAAAGTGACCGCTCTCAAAGTAGAAACCAAAGCGTTTGACCGTGAAGTGAAGGCGGGCAACATCTCACCCGAAGCCATTACGGCGAGCGTGAAGGTGAAGCCACACAAGCGAGTGACGGTGGGGGTGGCGGTCTGACCAACACCATCTACACACATCACCCGACACTTACAGCGTTCTTAGACGCAACCGCCAACTTGACAGCCGAGGGGCGCCCCGCACATCAAATGACGGTGGAAGCCTACATACTTGCGCTACTTGTGCGCTGGCAACTAGAAGATGAGGGCGTAGCACCCGATACACCTGCGCTGGTGGATACTATGCGTGACTTGGCGGAACTGAACGAGGAGATGACAGACGACGAGCGCGGGGCCGTGATGCGCCAACTCATAGTCTGGATTACCAACGGCGACGGCTGGTTGCGTGATTATCTCGCCCGTGTGATTACGCATAATGACCGATAAGGTGGGAGACATGACCACACAACTCCAAATCCACACCAACGAAATCCCCACATTTGAGTTCACAAATCACGGCTCATTCCAAGTCGTTCGTCTAATCGTGAACACCAGCAAGGGCGAGGAAACGCAAGTTACGGTGTTCCTGCCCGAAGGCTCAACGCACGGCGACATTCTGAAATCGCTTGCTGATGCCGTTATCCAAGCACCCGAAGCGAAGCAAGAGGTGATGTGCTGAGCATAATGACCGATAAGGTGACAGTATGAGCCACCCTTCTTATCCGAACCACCGAGTTCCGTTCCCGAAAGACCACGACTACGCAGGCGTAGAGTGCGTGGACTGCTCGAGCCCCGAAGTCATCTGGCACGACAAGCAAGCACTGGAAGTTGAGTGCTATGAGTGCGGGTGTCTTTACCTTCTAGCGGTTGGCGTTGAGCATAATAACCGATAGAGTGGCAGTCATGGGATACACACATTACTACTCACGCAACACCAAAAATCTAGGCTCAGCCTATTTCTACGGCAAACTTGCGCTTGACGCTAAGGCGATTATTGCCGAGGCTCAAAAGCGAGGCATCACCATTCGTGGTGGCGACGGCGAAGGCGAACCCGAATACAACGAGGGCTATTTCTCACTCAACGGCAACGCCGAAGCGGGCGAGGACTTTGAGACCTTTATGTGGGAAGCCTTGCCCGAGCAACCCGAGTGGCAACGCCAACACTTCTCAGCGAGTGGGAAAAATCCAAACGAAATCTTTGACTTCTGCAAGACCGCCCACCGACCCTATGATGCCGTAGTCACGGCGATACTCATTCGGGCGAAGGTCATCTACGGTGACTGCGTAGAAATCCGCTCAGACGGTGACTGGTCGGACTGGCAGGCAGGGCGAGACCTTTACGAGGCAGTATTCGGAGAACTCGCACCCAACCCATTTGTCATGGTCAGCGCATGACGAAGCGGGGCTTGGTGGAGCGACTACATAAACTCGCCAAGATAGAGGGCGACCTTATCCGTGCTATTGACAAGCACAGTATTTCGGCTGAACGGCATGGTGCTTTCACCTACATACCAGAGGACAAACTTAGGGAAATCGCACAAGACTTGCTGAAAAAACTTGACAAACTGAAATAGTCCTTTCCACCACCGTAACGATAGAGATAAGACTTTCCCACTTGGGCCCCGCGTTGCGTTTGTTTGGTCTATCGCCGCACACCTGCGGCGGGGCCGTGGTGGCTGGCACGGCTTGGGTCGGGTTGTGATACAGCATAATAACCGATAGGTTGGGGGGCATGAGAAACACAATCAAACCACGCAAGAGCCGAGCAGTCACGGAACTCCGTTATGACAAGCGAGAGCGTACCCTTATCGTTGAGTACACCAACGGTGGGCGATACCTTTACGCAAGCGTCACGCCGAGTGTCTGGCGACTTGTGAAGCGTCATGGCAAGGAAAACGGCTTCGGTAGAACCGTGAACCAAATCGTCAAGCCCAACCACGAAGTACTGAGGGTGGGCTGACATGGGGCGACTTGGCGCAGAGAGCATGAGAGAGATTGGCGACGACATGGGCGTAAGCCTTCGCCAGCAACTGTCATGGCATTTGACGGGCAACCACTATCCACCCGTACCGACCAGCATGATTGAGCCGTGTATTCAGGCGATTGAGGCGGTACGAGAGTATGACTTTGAGCGTGAAATCGCACTCCCCGAAGGAGTGTTGTGGCGGGGCCGTGAGGCAGCACCAGCGCACGCAATCGTGTCGGCACACCACCTAGAAACATGGTGCGACGAAGATGAGTACGAGTAAAGGTTGCCGTTACACATAATGACCGATAACCTGAAAGTATGACAAACAAACCAGAAAGCAGAACCCACAGCGTCAAGTTAGAAGTGCTTGTCACTATGGAAGAAATGGAAAGTACGCCAGAAGTGTCGGCAGAAATCGCCATGAACATTACTGATGAAATCCTTGCTGAACAAGCACCCCACTGGAACGCCCAAGTGACCGTCATGGAAGCATGGGATACCGACGAACAAGAAGTAACACAGAGGAGTATTTACTATGGAACAGAATGAACTAACGCCAGCATGGATTGACCACACGGTAAACCGAGAGCCAATCCCCCCAGTCACCGAGCCCCGACTATTCGTGAATGACATTTACTTAGCAGCGGGCGGTGGTGGTGGGCGACAAGAAGTGCTAACCAAGAAGCCACGCAAGCCACGCAGGCGCAAGGAAGTCACGGCAGACAAGTTTATTGTCTTACGGGTGACTGAGCAGTTGTACCAACAGGTACAGTCAGCGTCGGAGTTGGCAGGCACAGACACAAGCAAGTGGGTGCGCCAAGCAGTCGTAGAACAGTTGGGCAAGTAATGGGTATCATCTCAACCTTATTGGCTTACCAAGCGGGCAAGGGAAGCGAACGACGCAAGCGGGGCCGCAAGGAACGCCGTGCGGAGTTCTTCCGTGAGTGGAACGAAGCCAGAGAGCCAGAGCAGTACTACGCAGACGACAGCGACGGCAGCGAGTAGTTGTACATAATGACCGATAGCATGGCAGGTATGACCACATCAACCCTAATCGTCAAAGAAATCACCCAAGCCCTTGCTGATAACTATCTCGGTATCGGCTCAACGCCAGAGAGCGCTATTGTCTCTCTTACTGATGACCTACTCAATAATCGCCTAAACGCTAGAAGCGCCTCAGAGTGGGATGCAACACAAGACGAACTGCTGATGGCTATCGGAACGCTGCTGATGGAAATCATGGATAGGGCGTTAGCCGCCTAGCGGCGCAAGTCGCTTTCCGCCACCGTAGAGATAGAGACAAGACCCCCATCTGGGGCCCCGAGTATTCGTTTCGCTCGCTATTGGCAGCGGGGCCGTGGTCGCCATGCGCCGACGGGCGAGTTGGCGTTGTACATAATAACCGATAGCGTGAGTGGCATGACCACAACAGACACCACATTCGGATTAGTTCTTACTTGCGTGAGCAACGGTAAGCGTCTCGCAGTATGGGAGAGCGGCGATAAGCAACTCAAAGTGATACTGCGTGACCACTACACGGGCAAACTAATCGCTAGTAAGACATTCCGTGATTGCGAGACACAGCACCACGACAGCGAGCGTTGGCTCAACGACAAGGTTGGCTACCCCAACGACTTCGCTGGCTTGCTCAGCGAGAGGGCGTGGGATAAGTGAGCGCACCTAAGTTGTTGCACATAATGACCGATAGAGTGGCAGTATGAACGAGACACAAAAACTATTCGTTGATTACTGGGGCTTAGTGATAGACCAACTCGGCGGTTCGCCGTCGTGGGGAGACATAGCCGAACTCACGCACGAAACACAAGTAGCCCTATTTGGGTGGTGCGGGTGCGAGGATAACGAGGGCAACGAAAACCCATACGAGGACTGCCCGACATCGGGGCCGTATTACCTCTAACGACTAGGGCAACAAGATGACCCACGCTGAACTGGCTGAATGAAGCGTGGAACTTGCTTATCTTTTCTTACGGTAATAACCGTATCCGTGCTTGGCTTGGGCGGGGGCCCCGATGGTTCAGTCTGGGGTTCATTAGGCTCAGTAGTCATAAGTTAGTCCACCTTGTGAGGCGACTCGGGAAGTACGACACCGCCGATAGCCACGCCGTTACTACCGATAGTTCCTGCGATGCTGGCAAGCGAGCGTTCACGGGGCTCGAGCGGCGCACCCCAGAGTTGCTTGGCACGAATGTCTTGTTCCAGTCGGGCGACAATAGTTTCTAGTTCGTTGACCCTGCGCTCCAAAATCGCCTCACGGCTAATCCGTGCGTCAACTCGGTAGTCCCGAGAGTCGTCATCTTCGTAAGAGTTGCTCATGTAGTGAGAGTACCACAAAGGCTTTCCGCCACCGTAACGATAGAGACAACACATTCTGCCCCCCAGCCCCGCGTGCGCGCTGCGGGTGCGGGTGCGCTTGCGCTTGCGCATGGGTGCGTGGGTTGTCGTTGTACATAATAACCGATAGCGTGGGGGGTACGCCCGCGCCACACGAAGCGCGACCACCTAGCGGGCGGGGGGGTCGCGGGAAGGGGAAAGCATGAAGTCGCAACGCATCGCGTTGGCGCTCGCCTTGCTCGCCACGCTGGATAACAGCGTGTCGCTCAAGGGCTGGCACGGCTCGGCTCGCCTGCGGGCGTATGTCGCCCGTGCGGTCGCCGACCTGCTCGCCTAGCGAGTGTCGGGGGCGGGTGGGGGAAACCCCACTCGCCCACCGCTTACGCCCGCCCTACCGTCGTTTGCTTATCCCCCCTTCGCATCGGCGGTGGGGCGTGTGCGACAGCCCCGAAGGTGGTTTTGTTAGCATTTGCGCTAACAGTTTTCTCGGGGCCGTGGCTGCGCCAACGGTTGTCGTAGCACATAATAACCGATAACATGGAAGTATGACCAAGAGACATAAATGGCTACCACAAGAGCGTCAAGCGCATCAAGACGGTGTGCGAAGCAAGGCGCAGACCTTTGCTGACCGACGCAAGAAGTCGGACAAGGAAGCGTGTCGCAAGTGGAAATGGAACGGAGTAGGGTGAGTGCCATGCTTGACCGCCCCGCTATTGAGAAAGCCCTAGAAGACGCAGACATGAACTTGCTACTCATGGATGGCTTTGACGAAGCCTTCATCGGTTTCACAACACGCATCAACGAACCAGATGTCGCCGTGTATGATTACGACAAGATGGTTGAGACACTCATGTTTCGGGACTCTATGTCCGCAGAAGAAGCCGAGGAATACATTGAGTACAACTGTCAGGGTGCTTGGGTGGGCGAACAGACCCCATACATCGTGAGAGGGCTATCGCATCTTGGCATCGCCTAACTACTCGTACACGGCGTTTTTGGCTGACCTAGCCATACTGTATGACGCACACATCAAGGCGACACCGCCTAACAAACTTTTGCGTCTGGGGCAGTTCTACTTCACCTTGCTCGTCACCAAGCGCCCCGATGTTGCAGACAGTGTTTCAGGAAGCGAGTTTGACCCGTTCTATCAAGAGGTACTGTCGTCAGAACTTCACGAGAAGGTGGAGTTGCTGTGGTAGCACCACCCCTGTATGTCTGTGAGTTGTGTCGTCACGGAATAGACCCGAAGGGGCATAACACCATACGGCTCGCTACGACATGGGTGCGGGGCCAGGGCAAGACCCTGTTCTCAGTTGAGCAAGAGCATTACCGTTATCGCCACGACTTTTGCGTGGATAAAGAGATTAGAGAACAGCAGGAAACGCTGTTCTAGCCCCGAGCGCGGGTCATACTCCTCTTATCGTTTTCCCGCACTCCACGCAGGCTGTGTCGTAGGCAGCCTCAACGCACCCGAACCAGCCCTCGTAGAGGGGGTCAGTCTGAGCGCAGGTATCTGAACAGTAGGTGTTGACATCCACGGTATCGCCGTGGTCGTCGGTGATAAGTACGATGTTCATAACGCCCACCCTATCGGTTATTATGTAAAACAGCACAGGTTGTCGTTGTACATTATGACCGATAGAGTGGTGGGCATGACCAACACAGCAATCAATATCCATACCACCAAAGAGTCCCTGCCCGATTTCCGCATCGTGAACTTTGACAGTTTCACCACGCTAGAAATCAAATCGGGGCCTTCATCAGTGATTTTCCACCTCGCCAAAGGCGTCACCCTCTCCGACATACTCGGTGCGGTGTGCCAAGCCGAAGTGAAGGAGGTGTGACGAACCTCGAGCCCCGATAGGTGGGGCTTTCCGCCACCGTAAAGATAGAGACATAGGTCGGGGGCGGGGCCCCCGCGCGGGTACACGCACGCGCACGGCCCCGCGTGTACGCACGCACGCACGCGCACGCGCACGCGAGGGGTTGCCGTTGTACATTATGACCGATAGGGTAGGGGGCATGACCACAACCACCAACCCAACGACCAAGCGCGTTGACGAAGTAAGGTTCGTCTTGCGCCAACTACTTGCCCAGATAGAGGCAGCCGAGGCGGAAGCAGCGGATACCAAGTGGGAAGAAGAGCAAGACAGCATTCTTCACGGAATGATGAGCGCGGTGTCCTCGCGGTGCAGCAACCTCGCCTACGAGATGGCACACTCAGGAGACAGTGTGCTGACCAAGCGCGAGACGGAGCAGTACATAATGACCGATAAGGTGGGGGCATGACCCAAATCCTCGCCTACAACACGGTGTATTCATGCCTAGATGACCAACAAGACGCGCCATACGGTGTCAGGGTGTGGGGTGAGACCACCCAGACATTCTGGTTCGCCACCTACCAAGAGCGCAACGCTGTCGCAAACACGCTGACCGCGATTGGGATTGCGATTGAGCATAATGACCGATAAGATGGAAGTATGACCAAGACCAAGACAACCACCAAAGCGAAGTGCAAAGAATGCGGGCGAGTATTCAACATGCTTGACGAAGATGATGCCAACGAGTATTGGTACGGGCACGATTGCGAGGAGCAGGAGTAGCCCCCATCGGGGCCGCAAGGCCCTGATTTGTATTCGTATTATGCGGTTTCACGCGCGATGAATGCGCCGTAGGTGCAGAACGCGCGGAGCCCCGAACGACAGAAAGTTCGCAAACGCCAAGCGGGGCAAAGAGCAGCACACACATAGGGGGGGGTGTTGCAAAGGTTTGCATAGTGCATTATGACCGATAGAGTGAGGGGCATGACCACAACCACCACACCCACCATGTCCGTCAAAGAAATCTCCGCCCGTGTGCTGCACGCCCGTGCCGCCCTGCGTGAAGCGGCGAACGAACTGCTCGTTATCGCCCGTGCTATGGGCGACGACGAGGTGCTGTTTCAGTACGGCTCTGCTCTGAACGGCGAGGATGTCATCTCGCTCATCCGTCGGGCGCACGACGAAGCCCGCTTGGAGGGCGAGCGTTGGGAGGGGCGGGCGCAAGCCTGACGCACACGGGCGGGCGCAAGCCTGACGCACACCCGAAGTCGGGGCAAGCGACCCACATGCGCCCTGCGCCCCTGCGGGGGCCCCGAGTTGCAAAGTCAAAGAAGTTTCTGTACCATACCAGATACCAATCACAACAAGGAGATAATCATGCAAAAGAAGATAGTTCAGCGCACTCGCCCAATGGTAAAGGAACGCAAAGTAGCAAAGCGTCTACTTGACCTTCGTATTGAGCGGGGCCTCACACAAGACAAACTCGCAACCAAAGCGGGCGTAGACCGCAAGACTGTGAACCGCATTGAGAATGACCACTTCTCGCCAAGCCTCAGCACCTTCATCGGCTTGTGCAAGGCACTCAAAGTTGCGCCGTCAAAGGTGTTGGAGAACATCTAGTTCGGGGCTCCGTGCGCGTGTAGGAAGTTCCTTTCCGCCACCGTAAAGATAGAGATAACACCTCGGGCCCTCGGCCCCGCGTACGCGGGTGCGCCCGTGCGTGGGTCGGTTATGGCACTTGTGCGCTTGTACCACTTGTGCGCTTGCGCCTAATGTATTACGCATAATAACCGATAGCGTGGGGGGTATGACCACACCTACCAACAATCCACGCAACCCCAACTTCTGCGACGCTTGCTACCGAGAGATTTCGTTCTCAGGCGAGTGCGAGTGCCACAACGAGGGTGGTTGGGGCTGGGCAACATTCCACAGCGCCGAGGGCGAGGCGGAATGAACCCCAACAGACCACTTGACAAAGAGCATTATCACCGATAGGGTGAGGGGCATAGATGGATGTATCAGACCTAAATAATCTAGAAAGATTTACCGAAACAGCAGTTTGGATGTGCGAACAAGCCAAGACCGCCCTGTGCGTTGCGCACGGCGGCCCCGCCGACGCTCCACCCATTCTGTTGTGGCTAGGCGAAACAGATTTGGAAATCGTGGCGTTGCCAATGCCAAGTAATGACGACCCAGAACTTATTGCGCCCCGTATTCTCGCTACGGCTTTGCAAGAGGGCTTTGTTGAGTTTGGGAAACCAAAGTGCGTGGCGTTCGTTAGTGAGGCGTTTATGAAACTTGCCAGCAGCAATAAAGAAGTTGAGAACTTTGAGCGGGGCGACTTGCAGCGTAAGTTCCAAGACGCAATTGACTTGTCAGTTATTGAGATTATCTCTGTCTATGCGTTCAGCCCCTCCGAGACCTTGCACAAGATAATTACCGTCAAATACAACGACGACGGGATGCCTGAGTTTGGGCGTGTCAAGGAAGATGAGCAAATCATGCGCGGGGCCATCGCAGACGTCGTAAACCAGTTCAGGGTGTTACTGAATGTTGGCTGACGCACACAACCAATACAATGCGACAAGCGTAGACATCTTCATCACACTTCTGTTGGTGTCGTGCGTAATAGTGGGTGTGTTGGTCAAACGAGTTACGAACGACGAAGAGGACTTTGGATGCTAAAAGCACTTGACCCCCTTTACCCGTGGCAGTCATGGCCCCGAAACTACGAGCCAACGGTGGCTGAGTTGGAAGCCATGAGCACAGAGGAGTACGAACTGTGGCGTGAGGAAGAAGAACGCCATAATGAGATGGCTGAGTTCCGTGCAGCGGGGCACAAGGCTTATCATGTCTACGGATGGGATGAGTTCATCAAGTCAGTAAGCAATCACCCAAGCCGCCGTGCTGTTGGGCATAATAACCGTTAGGATGGGAGACACATGGATAGCACACAGATAGCGCAAGTGACAATGTCAGTAGATGAAATGGTGGAAGTCCGCCGTGCCGTCGCAGCACGCATTGGCAATTGGATTGCCGATGGCGAGTTGCAAGAGAAGCACGAGGAATTGCAGATACTCATGCGGGCAGGCGAGAAACTGGATGCTGGAATTGACAGTTGTCTAGAAAAATACGAAGTCAATCTCGCTCGCCGTGAGGCGCAAATACTTGACGACGAGGAAGCCGTACGCAAGTTCATGGAAGGAGACAAGTGAACCCAAAAGTCAATCTCACGGGGCTCAACAACGAGGAGTACGAGCAAGTTCTTGACTTGTACTACGATTATCTAGATGGCATGGCTGACGAACACATGATGACTGAACAAGACGGCAATTGATGTCGCAGTCTGCAGTGGAAATCATCAACATGGAACTGTCGGTGGAGTCCCGAGTTGGTGATTACGCAGTCAAAATCGAGAAGGGCGACCTCAAACAAGGTGGCACGGTGTACCCAAGCATGGTGCGCCGTATAACTCTTACGAATTCGTCTGGTCAAGACACAATTCAGGTGTTTCGTGGGCACGACTGCACCAAGAAGGCAAGTAAGTGGCTCAAACAGGTGAGCGAAGGGCAGTGGAAGCCTGAGGGAACTGAGTGGATGTGGCTGTAAGTCCTTTCCGCCACCGTAAAGATAGAAACAAGACTTTTTGCGGGGCCTTCACGCGCGCGTGCGAGCGTAGGGGAGTGGTTCTTCGTTACCAAGTTTGCAAAGGGTTGCGGTAACACATAATAACCGATAGGGTGGGGGGCATGACCACGATGTTCACCGCTAAGGGTTGGCAGAAGACCAACCGTCGCACCACACCCGTCTGGGTACATGTCGGGCGTGAGGCGGGCGATGTCGTCGTTGAGATTGACACCGATACGGTGCTACTCAACGAGACCTTCGCCGATGTCTCAGACGCTCAACTGTTCGTTCTGCGTATCACCAAGAACCAGAACCTTGCCGATTGGGTCGCACTCGCCCTACCTGAGGCGGTTGGCGCATGAGGCAACTCAGCGCACACCGTCACCGCTCTCGCCCCCTGAGGGCGGTGGGTTGGGCACTCGCCGTAGTGGCGGGCGTAGCCATCATCGGGGCCGTCTCGGACAACGCCTCACGGTTCACCTGCGAGACCGACCCTCATGTTGTGCAGTATGGCGACACGCTATGGGCGATAGCCGAAGCCAAGTGCGACGGCAACATTCAGGCAGTCACCGACAACCTCGTAGACACCTACGGCTCGGTCATTCAGTTGAGCGAAATCATCTGGCTACCCGAAAATCAAGACTGCCTACTCGTAAATCGGGGCGGCAAAGTCTACGATGAGTGTGGATGACCAGCCGACTATTCCTAGATGACGACAGCCTCGCCCTTGACTTTCCCTACGAGCCGAGTCAAGTAGCCGAAGTCAAACTGATACCTGATTGCAAGTGGGACAAGGTTGCCCGCTTGTGGCGGTGCCCCGTTTCCCGCGTTGACGAAGTGAGGGAGTTCGCATCAAGGCACGGCTTTGACATAGACAACGAAGTTCTACGGTTCACCCTTCCAACCAGACGAAGCGCACAAGACACGGGCGTGTATGAAAAGGGCGACGACATCTACATTTCATTTCCTTACGACCCAGTCATGGTCAGGTCAGTAAAGCAGATACCTTCCGTGACTTGGGACAAAAAGACAGGTGCATGGCGGGCCCCGCTGACGGCAATCAACGAAGCAATCCAATGGGCTGAACGGTTTGGCAAGCCAGTTTCACCAGAGGTCGTCATCAGGGCAAAGGAAATCAACTCACAGTTACTGGAACTTGCCGAAGCGAGTCGTGCTGTTGAGTCGGACATCAAAATCGGGGATACGGGGCTCGAACGCGCGTTACTCCCCTATCAAAAGGCAGGTGTCGCATATGCCAAGCGAGCCAAAAGGTGCTTTATCGCAGACGAAATGGGATTGGGCAAGACTTTGCAAGCGATTGCTACGATTGAGGTACTTGCCGAGTACCCAGCCGTAGTGATGTGCCCCCCCAATTTGGTGCTGAACTGGAAAGCCGAGTACGCCAAGTGGTTGCCACACAGAAAAGTCGCCACAGTCCTCGCAGGAAAGGGTCAAAAGGAGTTCCCGCAGCGGGGCACCTACGACGTGTTGGTGGTTGGCTACTCAAATATTTCGTACTGGGAGTCACACCTTATCGGTCATTGTGCGTATGTATTAGATGAAAGTCATTACTGCAAGACACTCACGGCGAAACGAACCAAGTCGGCTCGCAAGATTGTCGCCTCATTACCCAGTGGTGGACCAGTGTTGTGTCTGACTGGTACGCCCGTGACCAATCGCCCCGCTGAGTACGTAGCGCAGTTGGACATCTTGGGCAAAATCAAGGACTTTGGTGGAACGTGGGGTTTCTACCGAAGGTATTGCGCCGCATTCCAAGACAAGTGGGGTCAATGGCACTTGGAAGGTTCGTCAAACTTAGAGGAACTCAATCAGAAACTCAGGTCAGTCTGTTACATCAGGCGAACCAAAGACCAAGTGCTGACCGAACTGCCACCCGTATTTCATCAGGAACTCACACTCATCGGCGCGGGCCCCGCGATGGCCGATTATCACAAGGCGCAGAAAGACATCGTTGCATTTCTGGTGGAGCGAGCCAAGCAACTCGCGATAGAACTTGGAACTTCGCCACACTCGGCTGCCGTGCGAGCGAGAATGAGGGCTGAGTCGGCACAAGACCTCATACGGTTATCCGTGCTACGTCGTCTGGCAGCGAAAGCCAAGATGGAGAGCGTCATTGAGTGGGTTCAGCAGAGAACCGAAGGCGGGGCCAAGGTTGTCATCGCAGCACACCACAGAGACGTTGTAGATGAACTTGCCAATCGTTTCGGAGGACTGAAGATACAGGGCGGCATGTCAGTTGAGGAAGTGGAGGAAGTCAAACATAAGTTCCAAACCGACCCGAAGTGTCAAGTCATCACTCTTTCCATCCAAGCGGCAAAGACGGGGCACACGCTGACGGCGGCACAAGACATCATCTTTGTGGAGTTGCCGTGGACACCAGCAGACATAGACCAGACGTACTCACGCCTTCACCGCATGGGTCAAAAAGGCTCAGTTACGGCGACTTACGCATTGTGCGCGGGCACGATAGATGAGGAGATTTACTCAATCATTGCCGCCAAGCGAAGTGTGGTCACAACCGCCATTGATGGGGGCCCCGCCGTTGATGATGCCAGCGTTGGGGCGCAGTTGGTTCTTTCACTTATTGGCTCATTAGAAAACCCGTAGGCTAGGGGTGCGGTTCTTCACCCCTAGCCAATCGGTAGGCACTCTCGTAGGAACCGCCCTATCGGGAGTGGCGCCCTCTTCGGGTTCGCTCCCTCTCACCCTATCGGTCATTATGCGTAACGCGACGGGTTGTTGTTTCACATAATAACCGATACACTGAAAGTATGAACAACGAACTTATCACCATCGCCAATAAGTTTCTTGGTGAATGGGCAATCATCGCCAGCGACATTCCAAGCGTTGTAAAGTCATTCCGTCGCTACCTGAACCTTGAGACTGACTACAGCGAAGCCTTAGACAGCGCGGCGGTTCACGAATGGTTTGCCCACCGCCTCAGCCCACAATGGGCGGGCAATCACTAGCCCTTCGTAAGGACTTGGCGCGAGTAAAGTGTCAGCCCCGACTGTCGGCTCGCATCGGGCTGCGCCTTCACTCAGGGGGGCAGGGGGGGGGCAAGCCCCCCACAACCCCCCGTCGTGGCAATTAGGCTTCGCCTAGCGGCGCAGTCCCGATGTCGCCGACGAGATGCGTTTACGAACGGGAGTCCCGAGTGGAGAGTTGTGGTAGCGCATAATGACCGATAGCGTGAAAGGTATGACAAACAAAACCAAAATCAAAGGATTACCAAGAAGCATAATTCAGCAAGGAAATGTCCTGCAAATCTGGGTGGAAAGCCCTACTGGTGACAGTTCGGATAGCCAGATACTGGAAATCCGTTGTCTGGATGACGCTCAATGCGCCAACCTATTCACGGCTTGGGTGGAAATGGCGGGTCTGAACTAATCGTGGCATCGCTACTCACCGTGGTCACCTTGCGTTTCCCAAAGCGCAAAGGCGAGTAAGCGAAATCACCCGACTCACCCAGCCGACCCCTTCCCTTCCACGGCTGGGTGGGTTTCGGGGCTCCGTTGTCTCAATGTGAAACAAGTACAAAATAACCGATAGGATAAAAGTATGAGCGAAATAACCAAAGAAGAAGCGCAGTTGCTGGTGACAAAGCATCTCAGCAAATGCATACAAGAGTGGGCTGGCGGAGAAGGCACAGAAGAAGACCAAGAAGCAGGCGACGAATTTGCCCGTTTGGTCATTGACGCATTAGACTTACAAGTAGTTGCAGTTGAGCACCTCGGAGACGGTGGGGCTTACACTGCACGAATAAACCTAATCACGACAACCAAGGAAGCGAGTACCAAGTAATGGCAACAGCAACACTTACAATTTCGGGGAATGTCACCAACGACCCTGAACTCCAAATCACGCAAAGCGGGGCTGGCCGTCTTTCGTTCGGAGTAGCAGTCAACTACGGGTATACAGATGCCCAAGGCGAGAAGCAAGAGAAGACCTCGTACTTCAATGTCACCGCATGGCGTTACTTGGCGGAGAACTCAGCACGCACACTTGAAAAAGGTATTGGCGTTGTCGTCACAGGTCGCCTTGAACAGCGTTCGTACGAAGACAAAGAAGGCAACAAGCGTTCAGCAGTGGAACTGATTGCCGAAGAAATCGGCATTGCAACACGTTCGCTGGAAAGCGTTGAGCGCCGTGCCAAGCAGGAAAACGGTGGCGGTCAGCAGTCTCGCCCAGCATCATCGGCCCCGCGTACACGCCCAGCAACAGCGAAAGTCGCAGTGGGAGTAGAGCCTGAGGGCGAGCCGTTCTGAATCGAATCCGCACGTCCGTCTTGTGGTTCGTCTACAAACGTTTTGACGACATCTCCACGTGGTTTGGATTGAAATCCTTGCGTATTGTCAGGAAACTGAATAAGCAAGACCCAAAGCACACGGATAAACGATGGGCTAGGGGGTCACAGTGGGCTGGAATGTACAACCAGAAGTCAAAAGCGTCATGGGGTTCCGACTGAGTACTGCTTCGTTAATCCAATCCTGAGAGTTTGGAACGGGGCCCTCAACGTGAAAAAGGAAAAATGAAATACGTCAGGTGCCTAGCAAAGACGATTAAGGGCGAGCAATGCAAGAATGGGGCCATGTGGGGCACCACTTGTTGCGGTACCCATCAAGACCAAATCCAAGTTATTTGGGATAAACCCATGAACGTTCTGAGCGCAAAAAAATCTGGTGCGACTCCCAAGACTTAGTACTTAAAGTCCTCTGGGTTGGCGTCTTTGTTCCGTTGGAAATAAAGTGAGTGCGCCCTATCAGGGTCGCTGTGTGTCTCATTCATGTAGTCGAGTGCTTCTTTGACGAGGCTCCCATACTTGTATCGGGCCGTGTCGTGTCGCCACGCCTTTATCAATTCTCTGTAGCGACGCCTAACTTTCTTTTTCGTGAGTGGCGGGAAATTGGACAATTCGCCCAGAAGTATGTGCTCCTGCTCACGAGGGGTGATGTACCAATCCCCGTCTTTGTCTACTTCGTTTGGGTCCCACTGCGTCACGATTTGGCCCTGTACTTCTTTGCAATCTTAGCGACACTCTCGGTGTTGCGCACGAATTGCTTGCCGCCTTGCAACTTCTTTTTGTTTGTGGCAGCACGTTGTGATGGGGTGAGACGCTTCCATACCCTGTCTGGCAGGTAGCGCCGCATCTTGCCGCCCCGCCCTGCAGGTTTGCCATCAGAAGTTCTCCAACGCTGACGAGTCCACTTCTTTAGCGAACGCTGTTGTCGTGTGCGCTTGCCCGTACGATAGCCACCGCCCGCTTTGCGGTATTCCTGTGCAACCATCTGCGCCTTGCGAGCAGACCATTGTCCAGGTCTGCCACCAGACGACCCAGCCATAATGCGACGCTTGATGCTCTCACGCAGGGCTGGTTTGGTGTAGTTACCGTCTTTGTACTCGAGCGGGGCGTTGGCCAAGAAGTCTTTGACCGAATCGTTCACCCACTTTTGGGTGCGCTGGCTATTTCTTTCTTCTCTGTACATCTGGGTTCCGCTGTTTCTTGTCGTTTTTCATTCTGCGAAGCATTGACTTTCTGACCCCAAGGCGCCACATTTGGTGTTCGCCTTCTTGTATTTCCATCATGTCGTCTTTTTCTTGGTCTGTGAATCCATCCCAAATCAACTCGGAAATGGGCTTTTTCTTTGGCTTATCCTGATTCACGGCAATTTGTCCAAATCTTCTTTGTATCTCACCTTTAGGTCGGGATACTTATCAACCATATCGTTGATGGCGCGAACGATATCCACCAGTTTACGCTTTGATTGGCGCTTACGGCGCTCGTATTCACTCCCTGTTCGCTCCATTGTGGACTGCTCATCGTCCTCGTACCCACGCGGCGGGGCGCCCGTGATGTCAAGGGCAAAACGAAGCAGATTATGGAAATCTTCTCGTTGTCTGGAGGTTGGCGACTGCTTAGTTGGCTCGTATGTTTCCGCTTCTTTTAGGATTTCGGCGAGTTCCACACCATCCATTGAGTCTATTTTCTTAACCATTTGCGGTTTGCTCCATCTCTCTTCTCGAACGAAGGGTTGCTTCATACATTTCGTCAACGCTACCAACGAGTTCGTGATATTCGGACACGACCATACCTTGCTGTCGGAGGGTGAAGCCCATCTTTTCCCAGTACGGCCTACTGCTGTCGGTGGTCTCCAGGAACACTTTCTTTCCATTCTTGCCCGTGGAATCCTCGAGTACTTTCTGGAACAAGAAACTCCCCATTCCCTCAACATTTTGGAAACTGACCAAATAGTCAACGTATGCCATGCGCCCCGTGATTCTGTCTTCTGGCGGAAGTGAAGTGGCATCTCCTCCTCTTTGCGACGGGATGCCTGGCGCCTCAAAGGTCACGTCTACACTCAGGAAACCCCACATGGCCATTCCAGCAAGCGTTCCGTCGGCATTCTTGATGATTACGTACTTATTATCGTACTGGTCTCCTCTTGGGCGAGCGGAGTTGGCCTGTAGGTTTCTCATCATTAGGCGTGCGAGTCGGTTCGCTTCCATGCCTCTGTTGATTACCTCTTCTTTTCTGTCAAGGTCTTCCAACTGTTCTTCAATGTCGCCAAATTTCCATTCGTCCCTGAAGGGCAATTTGCCCTCATCCTGCATTTTTTCGAGTCTGTAATACCGTTCCTGCAAGGCTAACCGTTTGTCCTCTAGCATCTCAAGTGCTCGGTCGAGTTTTCTATCGGTGCCATCCAGCAGAAGATTGACTTCGTCAAACTCTTGTTTGCTGAACTCACTTTCTTTCTTGATGTTAATCTCAATACCTTCCAGTGATGCCCGTGCTAATTCTGCACGGAAGCCGACACCTTCCAGTTCGACCTTTACTGGGTCACTAAGAGAGATGTCTCTTCGCGACGGTTCGCCAACCGAACGAAGCGACCCTGATGGGCGCAGTGTGCTCTTCTGTCTGTCGACCGTGTTCGACGCGGCCCCGCTAGAACGCAGGCTGCTGCTTGATGCTTCCGTGCGTTGCCATCCAATGTCAGACGGTTCAATGCGCACGAATGGGTCCCATGGCGTATCGGTGAACATCCTTGAGATGTGTGGGTCATCCTCATTCAACGGGTCAAGACGCAATGCCCGTAACACCTCTGGTGTAAGGTCTCGCTCCATCGCTTCTTGTAATTGTCTTTGTGTACCTGAGGAAAGGGGTCTCTCTTCAAACAATTGCGTTTGACTAAGGCCAGTAATTATCTCCGCCTTTTCAATCTCGTCAATTGTTGGGTCGTCTTGAACACTCGTGATGATGTCGTTGAGGAACCTGTCCATGTCGCTTCTTTTTGCTTCTGTTTTACCGCTCTTGGAGCCCGTGACGGAAACAAGGCCAGAACTTTCCAGTAAGTCTCTGGTCTCTTTGGATAGGGAGTCATACAAATCTCTTTGTTCCCTTGTCCACCTTAGGCCAAGACCCTCTTCCATGGTCATTCTGTCAAAGAAGTCAGACTGAACTGCTTGGCTATCTACGAAGTCGCGCCAGAACTCGGGGCCCATAGTCGCGTAAGGCCATAAGTTTGACATGAACTCACCATGTCTGGTGAATGCCTGCCCTAACACGAAGTGTCCTATCTCATGGGGCCCGCTATTGAGTGCGTCGGAATCGGTGAGTCGTGGCATGTTGCGCGAGCCCAAACGCATGGACATGAATGCGCTCAATGCAATTTCAAACATCGAAAGCATCGAAATTTCAGATGCTGGTGAGCCATTTTGGAACATGTCATTAGTTCTCGTCGCTGCATTCACGAGTTTTTGGAGTCTTTCGGCTACTTCGCTCTTTGAGAGCCCTTCTGATTCTCGCAGCAAGTGGACAAATCGCTCCCCGAGTCTTTCGTACATCTGGATATGGCTTTCAATTCGCTTAAGTTCCATGAATACCATGTTTTCCATGTGGCGGCCAGCAGGAGTTGGAGCGAATTCCATCATCTGCGCGTGCTCGCGCGCCTTGGCGAGGTGAGTTCTAATTGCAGTCAGGCCGCTCGTTACATTTAAGGCGTTTTCTCCTTCTTCGGCGAATTCGTTTTCGCGCCGTATGGAAAAATCTGTGACACCAACCGCATTAAACATCGCCTCTACAACAGCATCATTGGTACCCGAATACCCGTCTCTGCCCTGGGCCAACATTTCCACCAGATATCTAGGGCTTTCTGACTGACCCTCTTTTCTTTCTGCCAATTTCCTGTTCACCGACATCACCAAGTTTCCTCTGGTGTCGTAGTAGCGCACAAAATCTCCGTCAAACTTTGGGTCGCCGAAAAGCATGAACGACTCGTATGAGCCGCTTTCGCCCTTAAGGTCAGACCCAACCCTGCTGACGGCCCCGTTGTCATCACGTGATTCATAAGCGCCAAACATCTTGTTTAAACGATTGACCGTTCGTGCCCACGCGCCGTGGATACTGGCCAGACGCTCGTATGTGGGCGCACCCATGGCGCGAATCATGGCTAAGTCAACTTCGTCAACAAGAACGTCGGCAATTTCTTCGTGAACAGGCCCATTGATTTTCTTTACTCTGTGGCCTTCAATGGCTTGGATACCCCAGCCTGATTGAGCGGCAATCTTGGCCGTCTCTTTGACTATTTCCTTGAGCACCTCTCTATCTTCGTCAGTTAGTGGCTCTGGCAACATCTCGTCCAATGGCATACGACTACCGAAACCAACTTCAATTTCTTTATCGGAATTATCAATTATGTCTTGTAGTTGGTCAATACTGAGCGGGTCTTGTGGTGACAGGAGAAGGAACATAACTCTGCCGTATTTCCCGTCAATCATGAGGTCTTGTTCTTTTACGTCGTACTTGCCTAGTCGCTCAAGTAGCCGTGAGTGGAAGCGGTCTCCTCTTGGAACACTTGGTCGTTCAGGCGGGGCCCCACGTGATGCAAGTCCCTGTGAACGCAGGTTGACACCACGAATCATTGGAAGTTTGGCACCGCGCCCAGACGAGCGAAGTGTCAACACATAGTCGTCATCTGCGAGGTCTGGTCTGTGCGGTTCAAGCAATCGCTTTGCTGAATTGAGTGCGTTGTCCCTTTCTCCCTCGTAAGGTGTGCTACGAGCAAGTCGTGCTGACGCAATAATCTTCCTCCACACTTTGAGTGGAACCCCCTTGGGCACCCGTGAGGGCTCGGAGGGTGTTGCGTCAATGAGCGCCTCTTCGTATTGGGCGTTGTATTCCTCGCGAAGAAGGTCATCGTGACGTGCGCTCCATGTCTGCCTTTCTCCTCTTGTAATGTCTTTGATTATGTCCCTAAACTCCATTTCACGAGCGCTAAGTTCTGGTCTGGTGAATAGATACCCGCGCTCTTGATTCTTGCGCCAACTTTCGTATTCTGGGTCAAAGAATGAACGGTAGATTTCCTCAAGCGCCCTGTCTGCATACAAATCTGCGTCTTCGTCTCGTGCATAAAGGGTTTCGTCGATTTCGTCCATTTCCCACCTGATATCGAATTCGTCGTCAAGAAGGTCTTGTAGCAACTTGTGGCGCATTGATATTTCCGATTCAGGTATTGCTTGTTCCTCGAGTTTGGCTAGTAGGTCAGCAAGTTTGTTCCTGTAATCCTCGGGTACGTCTTGGGACGCGGGTTCGTTCAGGAACTTTCTCAACGCGAGTATGAATCCTTGCTCTTTCTCCCATTCCTCGATGACGTCATTAACGGTGGCGATATCTTGTGCGATGGAGTCGGAGAAATCCTTCATGTCCATTTCTTTTTCGGTTTTCAAATCTGTTCTATCGTTAATCTCCTGAGTGATTGACGCATCTAGTTCTGGCGTTAGTTCCCCAGCCTCGTCTAGTTCGATGAACCTGCTTTCAAGTTCCATGATTTCGTCATCGAGTTCTTCAATCTCGTTTGATAGTTCTTTGTAACCTCTCACCCTTCGAGAAAGGTCAAGCATGTATTCGCCCTTTGATGAGCCAGGCAACATCGGGTTGGGTTTGCGTCTTTCTTCACGCCCACTTCTCCAAGCCTTTAGCCTCTTTGCCAAGTCGGTGTTACCACTACTTCTCAGTGAGGTGGACGGTGGGTTTATTCCGTAATCTTGTCTTAGCAAACGGCTGTACGAACGAGACTGAAGTCGTAGTGGAGTTATGTCGAGTGGGTCGTTCATGCGCAACAACGTCGGGGCCCCGTCATCACCGAGCATCATTGTCGTGGCCACTCCACTGCTGCGTAACGAGCGAGGGTTCCGAGGGGTTACGGTTATGCCCGCGATTTTGCTGATGTCCGCCAGCGAAAGTGGTTCGTCGACCATTGTCAAGGCACCTCTGTTGAGCACGGCAATTCGCTTTCGTGTTTCGCCAGCACCCGTTTCGTCAAGGAAGTCATAACCAAGCAGTGTCGCAATTGTTTGCTTTCTACGCTGAATGCCTGGCTGTGAAAGCCCTTCAGTCAACAGTTTGGATATCCATTTAAATTGCTCCTCAATTTTGTCTCTGTCCGTATCATTCGCTGCTCCTCTGAGCATTGTGAGGTGGTCGGCAAAACTTCCAAATATCGCACGCATGTCCGATTGTCTTGCTTCTGGAAAGTATTCGTCAAGAAACTTTACAAAGTTTTCGTCGTGGAGGATGAAAACGTCTTTCCCTGTTTCTCTGTCTTTGACTTTGATGTAGATGGGTCGGCCCCTATGGGTGAACCTATCTGCGTTGAGCAAGTCTTCTCCAGAAATAGCCATCAATTTATTAAGGGCGTCTTTCGCGTCACTTCTGGTTTGCGTGACCTCGTCACTTGTTATCCATTTTGCATTTTGGTCTGTGACCCCCAATAGCCCGACTTTGTTTGTTGCTGGGTCAACCGATGGGTCGTTGGGGTCGGCAAAACGTTCCACGTATTCCCCAGGCGTTGTCGTAAATATTGGGTCAAAGGTGAATCGCTTATCTTCGTTATCCCATTGCCTACCCCTCGTTGCGTGCAAGAAATTGCCAGCCGTTTCTATGAGTTGAGGAACATCGCTTCTACGCCGTGAGTCTTGACCTATGCCTACGAGCACGAAAGACTCCAATGTGAGTGCTCTGCGTCGTATCAGGGACGGGGCGCTGCCAACGTCTATGAGTTTGGGAAGAGCGTCTCCGCCAGCAATTTCGCGAGCCAAGAGCGTCTCTGAGGTGCTGATGGCTCGAGTAGTTGTATCATTCGTTGAATTGTCGCGCAAGGTGGACAAACGAGATACCCTGGCTACAACTTCTCGTGCATCAATTCTGTCGCTGTCAGCAGCGTAAGAAGCACCCGTATTCCATGTCATTGGAAGGAACATGTCCATGGGGCCACCCTGGCTACGTTCCTCGGCTATTGCGATTCTTCGTGCGACTACGGCTCCAGTTGGGTCTTCGTCGTCTATGACGAAAGAGGGGAGATAGTCGGGGTCATCATTATTCGAATTATCAAGTTGTATCTTGAACGTTCCCTCGTAAACACCTCGGAATAGACCCTTCCATTCTTCGAGTTGCGCGTTACTCATTTCGGACGTATCAAGAAGATTTGCCAACATAACCATGTTGGCTCTTCTTGGTTTTTCGGGGTCACGCTGTTCATCTTGAATTGCAAGCGCCAACCAAAGCGCCAGACGTTCGCGTAATCGCTTGTCGCTATCCGCTAAGTTGAGAGAAGAACCGCCTAAATTTGTGTACCTAATATTGCCTTCTCTGTCGATACGGCCAGCAATGAGTTTTTCAAATCCAAGAGGGGGTGGGTATGTTGACTCTCTTGTCTTTTGGTTAGGCGAAGTTGCGGCAATGATGAATTCCACGGCCTTTCTGAGTTGTGTGTAATTAACTGCCGAGCCTGGGTCGCGCCCGTTTTTATCTCTGGCTGTATGGAACCCGTGACGTGGCCAAACAATCGGGCCATCGTTGGCTGCAGATAGCAGAACCTGAGTTTCTGGAACTTGCTTCCACCACTGCCACGAATGCTGATTGATTATCGTTGCTGCTCCGCCGCCCGCACCCTCCATGTTTATGTTGGAGTGCTCAACTGTAATCACTCCATTATTGACCGACACAAAGCGATTGAAATTGCCTACGAACACGTCACCGCGACGTACTTCGCCCGCAAACCCGAATTGCTGATACTTCAGGTCGGGAGCAAAGCCTCTATCGGCATAGAATTCTGGGGAGGAAAGTCTGAAAAAGAATTTCGGTTCACCTCTGTATGGGTCTGAAAAGACGGTGAGTGGCGTGTCACTGGAAGTAAATGTTTGAGGGTTGTTGGTATCTATCATGTAGGCGCGTGAGCCAACTCTCATGAAATCCCTTATGCCCGCTAAAACTTCTCGTTCTTCATTGGTTAGTGAAACTGTAACGCTCGCGACTAAATCTCCTCTTTGCAGACTGCCACGTCGGATTACGAGGCCATCTGCCCCACGTGAGCCAGTCACGGTGTACGGCATGGTTACCTCTAGTTCGCCCCTTGCAATAAGAAGGTCCAATTGCCTGCCTGTAAGACTGCCAGAATAACCCTCAAAGCGTGCTGCTGCCGCTTCTCTCTCTTCGGGATTGGAATTTGGGACCCACTGCACTGCGTCCGTACGCCCGCCCAACAGTGCCGTGTCCATGAGGCGTTCTTTCATTCGTTCAATAATGTTGCTCAAGACTTCTTGTCTTCGCTCTGGGTCTGACGACACAAACTTACTGATTGCTTCTGCGTCCTCTCTCCATGGCTTGGAGTCTCCATACATTTCTCGTAGTGATTCGCGTGCTTTGTCCAGCCGTCTGTCAACTTGGTTCTGCAGTTTTTCGCGAACCTTTGCCCGCAGCGCTGTCACTATGTTTCTGGCCGACTTAGAGCGCTCGCTCGTGTCGCTGATGAGGTTATCTATTTCGTCATCAACCTCGCTCCCAAACCCACTTGAGCCAGATGAACGTAAACCAGAAATTTGCTTGCTTATCTGCGCTCCGTCCATGCGTCGCGCAAGGTCGACCTCCATGCGCTGCTGTTCCTGTTGGGTGTAGCGAGGTTGTGGTGAGCCAAACTTGCGCATTGCGCCTGGTTTGTCGGAGAACCTATCAACGGGGCGCATGGCGTCATGGCGTGGGTCGTATGTTTCTACATGCTTGAGTGTCGCCGTGACCTGCCCGTCGACCCTGTCTAGCGACACGACCTCAAACGTTCCCTGTGTAAGAAACTGTCCATCCAGAACGTCGATTGCTTTGGCTCCGCGTTGTATGCGGATGACCACATCGCCCGCATCAACGCTCGGGCGCGTGCGCGAGAAGGCAGTGATTGGCATTGGGATGCGCTCGCCCACTTCGAGCCCTTCCACAAATGTACGTGGGTCTACTTTGACCACTCGATACAAGTCGTTCTTGTTTGGCGTTGCTGACTGCACCGCTGAATGTATGTGCGTGACGTTCTTCAGCGCTCTTTCTATGCGAGTCCTTGACGATTGTGGCAGGTCTGCAATTTGACCAGTGACCAGGCCTCGTAGCATGCCTCGGTCTGATTCTGATGTTGTTGCGTACGTGGGCATGTCATCAACGAACATGCCGAATTGTGTTGCCGACATCGCGCGCATCATGTCGCCGTCGTGTGGCCTGTTGCGGTTTACGAACACCCGTCCAGCAAGAAAGCCGACCTCAGCACGATACCGAGGGGTAAGCGCTTGCGAATAGGGGACGCCATCGTCGTAGAAGTGATAATCACCGATGGCCAGCGTGCGTGCACGTGCCCTGAAGTCCGACACGGTGATGGGAGTATCAAACGCATAGAGGCGCTCGTCTGTGTCCAGCCCGATGTTGCTGGCACCAGAGCGCAAGCGACTGCGCTCGTCTGCGTCGAACCGCATGAAACGTGACTGCACATTGCTGACGCGACCCTGTGAGCGTGATGTGCTTCTTAGCCCGTCTGGACCACGTCTTTCTTCGGGGAGAATCGTGCGAATTGTGGAGGTTGCTTCTATCGACTCGGTTTCATCAAGGTATGCGTTGCGTTCAGACACTCCACGTGCCGTGTTTTTCTTTCTTCTTCGGAAAATGGTGATGCCGTGTTTTTCTTCCAGCGGACCATCTTTATCTCGACGCATGAAGAACGTGTTCAGAAGGCGAATCATTGCGTCGTTGTTCATGAACGGGAGGTTTTTGAATTGGCTGAGGAAAGCACCAACCGCACCTTCCGCAATTCTCTCTGATTGCAATGTTTGCCCGTATTGTGTTCTCACGTACGGCTCGTCGCTGGTTTTGGCAGCCTCGGCGACTCTCTTTCTTTCTCGTCGCAAGTCTCCGCCTTGTAGTTTGTCTCCGTCGTGTGCGTGCAATCTTTGCAGCAAACCACCTGGCTCATACCCAGATTGCTGGAGTTGCTGAAGCGCAAAGAGGAAATCATCTTCCATTTCTTCTCTGGTGGAGTATCCACGACTTTCGTAATCGTCGAAGTCGATTATTTTGCGATGCCGTGGGTAGTCGGTTTCGTTGAGCCTCCATCGTCGCCCTGAAACTGGGTCTATTGGACTGCTCTGTTTCCACAAATCCGCCCATGAGGTATTCCCATATCTGCCAGGGGTAATTCCGAGTTCTTTTTGGATTTCCCCAAAAGCCTGCCTCGCTAGTTGTTGTGCTTCGCCTGGCGTTGCCCCCCTAAGTATGAGGTTCTTCTCCATTTCGGCGAATCGACGCTCAAGTATTCGTAGCGCCTCGCCTTTTGCCAATTCGTCGTACCAGTGAACCCATTCGTGAAAAATTGTTGCTCCACTTCCCATGCCGTACATCGATGAGTATCCAGGGCTGGTATCGACAATTCCCTCTTCTGCTTTTACTGGGAAAAGTATTCCGTTCACAAGCGACATCATGTCGATTTGTAGTACCCCTGTACCCTGATAATACGAACCCCCAATACCCTGCATCGACGTTGCTCCGAAAAGCACTGTCGGGTCATTCGCTCTGTCGTAGAGGTTCGTGAGCGCAACGGCGCCATCGTCGCTCCGCATTATGGGCGCCAATCTGCTCAAAGAATAACCGAGTACACCATTGGCCTGTCGAGGGAAAAACCTCTCGAGTATTTTTGGGGTTTTTCGGTTGCGACCCTGCCTTTTTTCCGCCTGTTCGAACGCCATCTTGCCATTCAGGAAAATGTTGGCTTTTTTGAGTTTGTCAAACACATCACGCAATCTTCTTTTCCCTCTTTTGGACTTGTCTGTGATGAGGTCGGGCGTAACCACCACATCATTTGGAAGGTCCATGTAGTCGCCTGATGAAATCGGGTGGATGATTCGTATGGAAGGAACACCAAACTCCCGCCACAGAGCCAACACCTGTGGATTGCTGCGTAGCATTTCTGCAACTGCCACCCGTGCGAGTTCTAGCGTTTGGGGGTCCGATGTGTGTGGCATGGAGCCTTGGACAATGTTTTCTACTGCTGACCTCATGTCTGGCCACTCGTTATGCTCACCTCCGAGAACACGGTTTGGCAGCATTCTGTCGGCTGTTGGGTCGTAAAACGTCTCGCCAGGGAATGCAAAAGGCAGTGCCTGTTGCACGAGTGGCTGTTTTGCGGCGATGTCGTATCTCGCCTGCACTTGTTCACGACTTGGCAAGTTTCCGTCTGTGCCATCACGGGTGATACCCCTAGTGACCATTGCATCTTGTTTTGCCGCCCAATCGTAGTAGTCATTGGCGACCATGACCATTATTTCTTTTGCCGTCATGTTTTGCGAGTTCCAGGAACGGCGAACCACTTTGTTTAGTTCATGTTCTGCCCCTCTGACTCGGCTGTAATCTACTCCCCAAGATTGCTTGTGTTTTTTTACTGTGTCTGGAGCAAGGATGTTTGAGAAAAATGCTGGGATAAAATTGAGCGTCGGCAATCGCGCTTGTCCATTGCGGTCAACTGTCGTAAATAATTGAGCGTCTCTTTTTGTGTTCATGAGTGCCGTGTAAAGTTCACGTTTCCATGCAGGCACGTTGGGGTCGGCGAGCATCTCCGAAACAAAACGCCTCTGAGACACTGAATCCAGGGGTGTCATGACGGGAGTAGTGAGTGAGTCACCACGTGGCGGTGGGAAACTGGATTCGTTCTGGCCGCCTGTGTCTGGCGTTCCCAACAACAACGAATGAACTACTGCATCACCAATAAGTTCTTTCATTCGGTCTGCTAGTCGTTCTCTGTTCCTGTGCATGTCTTCGTCAAAAGCACCCGTACCGTGTTTTTCGTCGTACGCCTCTTTTACTGCTTCGTATCCATCTCTTACGTTCATCAGACGTGCCAAGTGCGTCGCAGCGACATTCCTTGCGGTCTCATACGCCTGCTGTGGGTTGGGTGCGTCTGCGTAGTCATCTGGGTGACCAACGATTGAGGCGATGGCATGTTCGTCTGATTCCTTGCCTGGGGGGCGCACTGCTAGTTCAGCCAACTCCTCTGGGGACATGTCTAGGGTGGAGCCTCGTTTGCGATGGTCTTTTTCTGCGAGTTCCTTCGCTCTGTCTCTTGGCGCTGTGGAAGTGCCCGTGGCGGCTTGGCCAGTTACCTGCGGCTGCGTGGAGGTGACGTCATCCTGTGTGTCTTGTTCATCGGGTGCGCCATCCTCGGGTGCGACTTGCCTTGGTGGCGTTTCATCGCCACTTGACCTGAGGCTTTCTCTTCTTCTCTGCCTGCCATCACTAGGCGCAATGCTGCGTGCTTCATCACGGACATTGAGTGACTCAGCCTGTGCTGTAATGGCGCTTGGCGCTATCTGTGCGCTGACTACTGCGGGTCTTTCCCAAGGTGAGCCGTCTTGTATGAGACCATCACCATCGCCGTCAAATGCGTTGGGGTCAAACGCCTCTACTGCGCCGCCTGCACTGCGAACTCTTTTACCTATGCTGCTGCCTAGTGTTCTGAGGCGACGACCTAGGCGATTGCCTGCCTTTACGTCAAGTTCATACTTTTCGGTGTAATCCATACCTGCGGCGTTCTATGAGTGGGCAACGACATTGCGCCTTACGACACATAGATTATCTCACATGGGCAATGGGGTGGGGGCAGTGCCAGATGGGTGCGGGCATGACGGCGAACACCTGTTCGGAGGGGTGGGTGGGGTGGGGCGAACACCTGTTCTGCTCAGGGTGAGAGGTGAGACCTTTTAGCGGGACTTTTCCGAGCAGCCACCCAGCACTGGCCGCACGTGAGACAAATTTTGAGACCCACCAACTTCTGGTTAGATTTATCCAATATCCGATGTGTGGATGAAACGGTTATTTAGTGCTAAAATCATGAACCCTATGAACATTGCACAATTCTTATTGATAATTGCTTTGGTATTTGGAGCAGCATCAGTCTTCGGCTCATACGACGAACAGCCACGCATCTACGATGAAGACCACAGGGTCAACAAGCGCAAAGATTAGTGTCGAAGGTGCTTGGGCAGTGGCTTGGGCAGTGGCCTGTACAACTTGATGATGTCATCCACTGAGTCGCCAGTTGACATTTTCTTGAAGCCTTTTTCTCGGTCATAGAACGCCCAATCGATTTCGGTGATTTGTAGTTCATTGACAACACGGTAAAGAGTTTCATACACGTTTAATCCACTACAGGTGTAGATATCAAATTGAATGTGTGCTGGTTGTGGTTCGTCCCATACATGCAATGCGATATGGGACGTTTCAATCATCACTACTGCTGTCAGTCCCTTGTTGCCAGGCTTGTTGACGTAATGAACAAATGGGCCCGCGATTTTGTGCATTCCGATTTGCTCTACTAGCAGGGTGAGCCACTTTTTCATTCTTCTTTTGCTTGTGAGCGTCGACTTATTGGCGCAGTTGGCCATACTCTTGGCGTTAATCAGCAGGTGATTGTGCTGAGGCTCTCTCCTGTCATTGTCTTTCATCCTTGTACTCCTTTTTGACAAGTGCCAAGAGTAGTTCTTGTGCCCACTCACAGAACGTAACAACTGTCATTGCTGGGTCGCAATCAAGCGTTAATAGGTGGTTGTAAAGGATGCGGTTATTGATGAAGTCGCCCCTGAATACCAGCACAGTGTCTCCACCAGACCACTTGCATGTCCAAACATCTTTGCTGTCACCCAAAACATCCAGTGCCACTTCGTGGCTGTCTACAAAATGCATTGCTCAACTCCGTTTCTGGTTAGATTTATCTAAAGTTCACTCATCTTATTTGCCTTGTTCTTGTGCAAGCGCCAGGACTTCTCCATGCGTTCGCCCTGCTGGGCAATTTCGTATCCGTGAGCCCAACACACCGCCCTGTAATTCACCCCAACCCAGCCGTTTTCTGGGTTTCGCCGTGTTCGATGGCGCAGGCCGTCCATCAGCAAAACGTAGACGGCATCTTGGTCGTCCCAATCTGACAAGCGAAGCATATTGTTGCCGAATGAGTAGCGAACTTCCCATCCTGATACATCTTTTACCGTCTTGAATTTGTTGACATGAGGGACAAAGTCGTTCATCCCACACATGCGCGCGAAGGCAAGTTCGGCGCCAGCGCATACTGCATGCTGCCACATCTCCCAAACTTCGCCCTCGTAGTAGTTGCGGTTGCGTTCAGGTTGAGCGAACATCGGCAGTTGTCGTTCATATCCGATACGTGCAACAGTTGCTTCTTCTTCTGGAGTGAGCGCATATTCAAAAAATGTTGGAATGATGGTCGTCATAAACTTAAACTAATCCCCGTTTCTGGTTAGATTTACCTAATTTCATCCCCTTAATCTAGTGTCGCACTTCAAACAAAACTCGGCCCAAGGGTAATAACGCCTTTGGTTGACTGGATGTGAACATTCAAGGAGTTCAGTTGCCCTTGCGTTGAGTAAATCTCTAATGAACTGCGATAGGGGTACGCCTTCTTTTGCTGCCGCTTGCTTCCAGCGGTTTCGTTCTGGTTCGGTCGTGCGGATTAGGACCTGTTTATCTGCAGGGCCGTCATCATTCTTGCTTATCGTCGACACCGTCGGGTTGAGCGTCTCCGTCACCTTGTCCATCGCCGCTTTCAAGTTGTCTTGGTTCTGTTGGTTCATTTTCTACCACCTCAGCATCGATAATAGGTGCTTGTCCAAGCATCTGGGCGACAGTTTCTCGAGGCAGAACTCCAGAGACGGCCATGAGTTCCAACAACTTCTTGGCTTCAGATTCTGGGTCAAAGGAGTTGATTTGCTTGGGCATTCCATCCTGACCAGCAAGAGTTGCTCGGATTGGTGTTCCCTGAATACTTTGTTGCACATCGGCGGAAACGTTGATATTCGTTTGCTCCATGCCCAAAAGTTTTGAGCGCCTATCCATAATCGCCAACACCTGCTGCACGGCCTTCATGTCTGGCTCGACGGAGACCTCCGTTCCGTCATCCAGTGTTACCTTGCGATGCTGGGTGAGTGGCCATAGGGCCGACTGCATGGCGTCGAGTCGCTCCAACTCCATGCGCAATACCTCTGGGTATGCAAGCGACGTTTCTTTATTGAGTTTTTCTAATTGTCGCGAAATGGCCAAGGAAACAACCTTGGTGGAGATGCTAAATCTTTTTGCAATTTCCGATACCGCAACCCCAGCCTGGCGCATTTTAAAAATACGCGAATCGCGCTCCGCGAGAAATTCTTTTGTCATTGGCGTGTTGCTCATGTTGGCACTTTCAGCGAGGATGGCCAATCAACCACCTCAAATGGGAATCGTTTTCCCCTCTTAATTCTAGTGGGCCATTGGCGCTCATCTCGTGCACCTCGGAAATGGCGAATGTCGTAATGAAATGCCATGCCAGTTGAGTCGGGCTGAAGTGCAATTCCAAACTCTGGCCAACGAGACCACACAGCCGAACCGAACGGCCGCAGTTCGCGCGTCGTCATGGAGGTTCCGAGAGGAGCGTGGTGTTCTAGCCACATCGCGCACTGGTAGATATCCCGTATAGTGTCAAGATATCTAGCAACTTCAATCGCCACCGCTTCACTTGTTCGCCCACCTGGGTCAATGAAAGACTTATATAAAGGTCCCATTACCAAAATTGCTGGCTGGGTCTTTTCTATCATTTCCTCCAACACCGCCCTGTCTTCTGGGAACAGCAAATTCAAACCTTGTGGCTTGATAAGCAAATGCGCCTGTGGTTTGTCATTTTTTGATACCGAATAAGCGGCTCCGTAAATAGAACGAGACGTGCGGCGGATGATTCTTTCTGGGTTTTCAAGGTCAACCGAAAGGGTGGTCTGCGGCCTTATTGGCTGGTACGTAAATGGGTGAATACCCATTCCCACACATATAGCGACTTGTCTGGCAAGCATTGTTTTACCCACACCCTCAGCCGCAACAACAATTACTCGTTCATTGCGTTCCAGCAGTCCAGGAATTACCCAATCGTAGGAATCGTCGTCCGTTTCATTTACAAAATCAGACCAGGAAACCAAACGCCCAGTATCGACAATCTTGGTGCTGGATGTCCTGGAAATAATGAGTTGAGCCCGCGAAAGTTTTTGGCTTTCCGACATATCGTCGCGGTCAAGGAGGTCAACAATCTCGTTGATTGCACGACCCTCGTGGGTGTCACTGACCACTCGAACTTGCTCTTTTATTTCATTGCTGATTGAACCTAAATCAACTTGCTGCAGTTCCTCAATCGCGCCGCCCATGGCAACATGTTCGGTGATGTCTTTGCCTTTTTTGCACACCCAAACTTGCGCGTCGCAACCAGCATCGGCTAGTTCTTCGTAAACACCTTTTGCATGCCTGAGTCCTGCTTCGTCGTTGTCTGCGATGATTTCCACAACTGCACCAGCGAGGGCTTCGGTGTGGATGGGCAACCATGTTCCAGCCCCATTGGGCATAGTCGTCGCACATATACCCATTTTGACGAGAGTGTCGGCATCTTTTTCTCCTTCTACAACCCAAATGGGTGCTCCAGTGGATTTTGCTTTAATTACTTCGGGCAAATTGTAAAGAACTCGCGGCGTATCCCCTAACTTGTATTCCCAGCCACCTTTTCCATCTGGCTTGCGTTGACGAAATTCCTTTTTGCCAGTTGACGAATCGATATATCGGAGTTTTTCAAATAACAGCGTGCCTGTTTCGTCAAGGTAACGATATTTGGCGACGAGTTCAAGTTTTTTTGGTTGTTTTGGTGGATACAAATCCGACATGGTGATTCCCATCGATTCACACGCCTGTTTGGTGTCGCACCTACCTGCGTGGCAGTAAACCACGACTTTACCACTTTCTCCTTCCGATATCGAGAATGATGGATTGTCATCGTCACTACGACATGGGCACTTCGCCTGAAAGCCGCCAGAGACACGAACAACGCCCTGCAGGCGGTCCAGTACGTTCTGGAGTTGGGGCGAAATTGCCGCGCTAGACACCCTGTGTTAAACGCTTCTTTACAATTTTTGAACGACCGAATTGCATGTCGTAACTTTCGATAAGCGATGGAGACTGGAAGCCAAGCCGCGCCTTTCTGGCTACACGGCCCAAACTAACTTCCCTGACGCAATTAATCCCCAATTTGCTTCGCAGGTATTCGCGCTCTATTTCTGTTGTTCCGCCCCAAATTCCGTAAGGCTCTGCTTTGAGCGCATAATCAAGGCATTGCTCTTGAATGGGGCAAGAAGTACAGATTTGTATGGCGTTGTCGATGCGCTCCTGATGCTTTATTCTGGCTATCCTGCCCATCGGTTGGCCCTCAATGAAAAATGCCTGTGTTTCTGCACCTCGGCAAATGGCTCCAGAAAAATCTGGGTAATCAACTATTATCGCTTTGGGTTCGGCAGTTACGTTTTGCCTTGGCGCCCGATTGTTTTGATAACAATCCATTCCGTTCTCTTTAAGGTGTCTGCGCACTCGCTCTTTTCCAACCATCAGAATTGCAGCGATTGTGTCGGTGGATTTCCCCTCTTCGCGAAGAGATTCTATGAGGCGTTTCTGGTCCTCATCAAATTCCTTCCGTTGTGATTGTCCTGTTGGCACATTGACCTCCTAGAAGTGTTAACCGATGAGGCTACGAACGTCGCCTTCCGAAAGAAACACAACAGCACCAGAAATTTTTTGCTCACCAAATTTATCCACAACTGAAACCTCCACCTGTTCCAAAGATACGTTGAGGGTGTGAGCAATTGCGGCTTTTGCACGCGCTATTTGTATTTCGGTTTTTTGAACATCTATTTCTATTGTTTTTGCTGGTGAAGATAGAGACCTTATTTCTATTTCTTTTGCTTGTGAGCGCAAGCACCAAGCACATGCAAGACTTTTTGACGACGCGGCTCTGGGTCTTCTCTCCGTGTGGCCACACTCAAGGCGGTGTTCGTATATAACATTTCCCCACGAACCCACCCTGCGTATTTCCACGACCCTTCTGCGTGGCGCTTTTCTATGTTCCGTGGTCATTCTGGTGGCACAACACCGAAAATTTCATCACCCGACACTTCGTCCACCAACTTCCAACCATCTTTTTCGTATTCTTCAGCCAATGTTTTATATAAACCCTCCTTTAACATAAGTTTTCCAGCCTTGCCCGTAATCTCGCAGGTCTTTTCGGACAGGAACATGTACTTTTCGGAGACTTTCCACATCATAAACTCTTTCAAATCGGTCGAGCGAGTGCCAAAGTAGTACCTAAGTGACCCGAATTTCTCTTTTACTTGGAAAACTTCGTAATTTGGGTCCATGGCCAGCAGTTCAAGATGGCATTTGCATACCAATTCGTGCCAGCCAGGGTCACACGCAATGACTTTTCCGTATGCCGAGTTAATTCTGGATGTGATTTGCTCCAAAATTAGAGGAACATCAATTTCTTCTTCGCTCATAGCGCCAATTCCTCTTCTTCAAAGTCGCGCCAAAACTTGGCCTGCAGCGCGCCGTGCCACTTTGCTGTTAGCAGCATCTTTTCGTACAGTTCTTGTTGGATTTCGGTCAGTGCGTGTGCACTGCTCCGCCACAGTTTGGCGGTACCTCGACCAAAAAGGTCAGGTTCCGACTCCTCGGCCATCCTCACCACCATCGATATTTGGACATTGGTGCTCATTTCCTTCCTGTATTCCTCAATGTCGTGTGTGTCGCAACTGCTTCCCATTTTGTCCTCCAATTGATTTTTTTTTGAGATACTTGGTTCTTCTGGCTTCCTTGCCCCAACAAGCATTGCAGTATCTGTGTCCTTGTTTATTTATCAGTGTATTTGTTGGTGTGAATTCATGCCCATTTTTGCAATGCGTTTTACTGGCCTCAAAGTGTCTTCCCTTGTTGATGCAATCAGTCATGTTATCGCTGCCTGTCCCCAGGAATAGGTGGTCAGGGCGACAGCATTTCTTGTTGTCGCACTTATGGCAGACGAAGACATCTTTTGGTATGCGGTGACCGAGGTGCATTTCATAAATAACCCGATGAGACGTTTTGGCAGTTCTAACTCCGCCTTGCCAAATTTCGGTTTTGCCGTATCCGTTCGGGCTACAAGCGCCTTGCCACTCCCAACACTCGTCACCCTCGACAACTTTGACGTTTTTCCAAATCCTTTTTTGGTCTTTCAGCCTGAAGGTGATGTCACTCATTGGAAAATATCATTCTTTTCTTCACGACACTCGCACTCCCAACCCAAAGCGCCATAGCCGATTGCGTCTTTCCAGTGGTCTTCCTCATTTGGCGTCCAAGTGAGGCGTGCAAGTTTGAGCAACATCATCATCGCGGCGACATCGTGCGGCGATAATTTCAATTCACCCCTGCGGGCAGTTATTCGGCGAAGATAGGTTTCCCAAAACTGTGCAGTAGTCGTGAAGTCTTGAACTGGGTCGCCATAATCAACATTGCGTTTGCCGTTGATGATTGCTTCTGTTTCTGAGAGGATTTTTCCTCGGATGTTGTCTTTTGTCACTCGGCCATGTTAGCCGCCGAACCGACTAGGGCTTGGTTTTATTGCAACGGTGCGCCCACTCTTTGCCCCAAGTGCAGGGGTCCCATGGGGCCCAGCCAGCCTCTTTGTAAAGGATGTAGCCAACCTTTAAATTGGTCAGTGCATCCAGCAAGGGTTTCTGAGTGCAAATGTCCATCTTGCGGCAGGCAATAGCCCACTTATTGCGCTTGAGGTTGTAGTTGATTCCGTTGATTTGGAGCAACCCAGTGTCGGACCTGTGGTTCCACTCGGTTACGTGTGTGATATTGCAGTTTTCGTCAACTGCGTCACCGCCACGAACATTTGGGCACCCACCTGATTCCCGCAGGATAATTTTGGCCAATGTTTTGTGAGTTTCTGATGGCCAGCCAGCCTCGGTTGCCAGTGCCGATAACCAGGAGAGGTCGCCGTGTCTAAAGGCTATACCAGGGGTCTTGGGCTCTGTATTGGGCTTTGTTCGGAGATGGTGAAACCTTGCGACTTCCCCTTCATCATTGGCATGATTGGGAAGTTCTGGCACAGAAACCACCATCTGTGGAATTGGCGCCTTTGCTTCGGCGGGTATGTTCACACCTAGGGCAAGGAGGGTAAAAGATAACCCCCAACCAATAAAGTTGTTCAACGTGTCTCTCCTGTGTTTGGGGATATGGACTGGCGGCAGATAGTACGAACCGCGTGTTGTATCTCAGTAGCAGACTACTTCAATTTTAGCAGAAAAGGGTGCTCAGCGATGTTTTTTGCTAAAACGTTTTACAAATTCGTCACCGTCTATGATAATTTCGGGGATGAGGTCTTCAATTTCTTTGATTAATTGTATTACATCAATTATTTCCACTCTCTTGTGCCCCAACCACATCAAATTCAAAAGTTCCCCGAGTGATTCGTCTATGAGGTGATAAACGCTTTCATTTTGTGGTTCCTTCATACTGTCAACACTACCCATGAAATCATCAAATCCACAATTTAGTTGTTGCTGATTACTGTCATTTCTTTTAGATTTATCCGATATAGTTGTTGTCATGGCACACAACATCGAAATTGGAAAACTTGGAAAAGCAAAGATGGCTTACGCCGATAGGGAAATCCCCTGGCACCGCCTTGGGGTTCCCATGAAGGGCCTACAGACATCGGCGGCGATGCTTGCTGCTGCCGAGGCCGACTTTGATGTGGTGTTGGCAGAAGTTGCCGCAGTTGATGCCAATGGCGAGATTCTTCGCAATCCAGATGGGACAATCGTAAAAATCACTGATTCACGGGCGACCTTGCGGATGAATCCTGATGGCACTTTTGACGGGTTATCCACCGTTGGTACTCGTTTTACTATTCAGCAAAACCGCGAGGTAATGGATAGGGCTATGGATGTGGTTGGCGCCACGGACGGAGACGCCGTGGTCGACACGTGTGGCGTTCTTGACGAAGGCCGAGAGTTCTTTGCCTGCATCGACCTTGGGGCGCTGGTTATTGACCCCCTAGGCGTAAATGACCAGATTCAACGCTATTTGCTGGTCAGAAATGGCCACAACGGCAAAACACCAATTACGTTCGCAAATACCAGCATTCGGGCCGTATGCAAGAACACCGTCATGGCTGGTCTGTCGTCTGCGCAGAGCGTGTTCACTGCTCGTCATACCCGTAATGCTGACAATGCAATGGAGGAGGCTCGCACTATTCTTGGGATGTCGGTTGAGTGGGCAAAGGCGTTCACCAGTACGGCCAACAAACTCTTGGCCATACCCATGAATCCAGTCAAGATTGACAAGGTTGTGCAAAAAACTTTCCCCATGAAAAAAGATGAAACACAGCGCCAGAAAAATAACCGTGAAGAAATTTGGTCAATGGTGAAGGGGTTGTACGTAAATTCCAACAACGCTGGTGGCTATGGGCAAAACGGTTGGTCGATGTACAACACGATTGGCGAATACCTGGACCATTATCGTGATGGCAACGCAACAGATAGGGCAAATGCCTCCATGAGTATTTATTCCTGGGTGACAAAAACCAAAAAAGAAACTGAGCAATACATCCTGTCACTGGCGTGAGCCGCTTAAATGCGATAATATCATCAGGGGAATTCCCCAGATTGGCGGTCGCTTTTATGTCTGAAGAACAAGGCGAAGACATTTTTGGTGACGACGGGCCAGATAGAAACGAACTGCTGAACTATCTTTCGGAATTCATGAGAGAGGGGCGACACATGGAAAAGATGTATCGCGAGAATTTTTGTGAACTTGTGGTCAACAAAATCTTTGAGGACTTCGGTTACGAGGGCCTGTGCAATTTGATGGTGAAAATAGACGGTAAGGCAAATTGGATTTCCGATATTCTCATTGAAAACTCCGACTTTGATGACGTTATGTTCAAGAAGTACGGCACCTATGATGCCGCGGTGTGCGACAAGGCGAGAAACACTGATTCCTTCATGGAGATGAACAGCAAAATCTGGCGCTTGAGGAAAAAATATGCTGGGATTATTGTGGACGAAATCATGACTGGAGTCGAAAAAAAATAATGAGACAAAGCCCATTTAGAAGCGGAAGCCCAATAAGCGACCCTTTGGGGTTTGTCGGCACCGCTCTCGGCAAGCGAACGCTAGAAGAGGCAAAAAAAGCACAGGCCGAAATCCGTGCCATTTCCAAAGACATGTCCATGAATGAGGCCAATCAGTGGCTCAAGGAAAATTACCCAAATTGGCCTTGGCTGAAGGTCACTCCAGAGAAATTCAAGATGGATGACAACGAAAGATTTCCCAACTCAGAAAAAAGAGTCCATATCGGCTGAACTAAAGAAATCTGTTGGGGTCTAGTTCAACCCCGTAAATCTTTCGAAAATCCGCACACAGGGGCTTAATGGCTTTCGTTGTTCCGTGCGTGAAATATTTGCGAGTGCCGAGGTGCGGCGGTGGTGTTATCACGTATTTGTTTCTTGTGTTTTCAACGGCGAAACCAAGTCTTTGGATTTCCCTGATGAACTTATTGATTTGCTTACTTCCGTGTCTTCTCGTCATAGTAACGCCATTCAACCAGCACTAATTGCATAAGACAACGTGGTGTCAACAGTCACAGTAAAACTCTCAAAGGAGGTTGGTTGCAACGATTGACGCCGATAGGTTATAGGCACTATGAAAAACAAACACACCCCATCACCCGAAGTAACAGCCTCAATCGAGGTAATCACACCAGTGATTGCCAAGAAAATGCTTGAGGGCAACATTGACAACCGCAAACTCCGAAAGACTCGTGTCGCGCAATATGCCGACGCGATGAAGCGTGGAATGTGGGACGTTCAGAACGACGCAATCACCATCTCCAACACTGGCAAACTGCTGAACGGTCAACACCGCTTGAGCGCCATCGTTGAAGCCGACGAGGCCTGTCAGTGCCTCGTTCTGCGTGGCGTGGAAGATAGCGCCTACACGGTAATTGACTCAGGTCTTTCACGCTCAGTGAATGACGCTCTCATGGGTGCGGGAATGGGTGCAAATGCGACCCACACCACGCCAATAGCGAAGGTCCTCATTGCATTTGAGGCTGGCCTCAACATCTACGACACCAACGCCATGGCGCTCGTTCAGCGTCAGGACGTAGTGGACTACATCTCCAAGAACACTGAACTCATTGATTGGGCACTTATCCAGGCACGAAAAGCCGACCTCAACCTCGGCGGAATCCGCAGTGCATGGGGTGTGTTCTCCATCCTCGCTGCCCAAAAGCATGGCAAGGACAAAGTTGAAGAGTTCATCAACCTGTGTGTTGATGGCGTTGGACTCAAGACGGGCGAGTCACCGCTTGCCCTGCGCAACTGGATTAGTCGTCAACGTGGCTCGTGGCCTCGTCAGGCGAGCAAGAACAACGTTGCTATCTTCATCGCCGCCTTCAATAAGTGGATGACCAATGAAAAGGTGAGCGTCATCCGCCCATCGGGCACCACATGGGAGACATTCCCAGAAGTCGTTGACTAATTTAGTCTCTTAAAAGAGTCACGGCCAATCGTTACGGCGCGAATCAGTTCCTCGGCCCTATCGTCGTTCATCCGACGCGAGGTTTTGTCACCGAGGAGGTTCGCGACCAACGAACTCCGTTTGCTTTTTGACTTCTTTTTCAACTGACCTTGAACCAAGATTTGATTCGGGCGAGCAAGCCCTTTTTGGTTTTCTCTGTCAACTTAAAGTCGTCAGCCTGAATGGCTTTCCATGTATCCGCAAAAAGGTCCTTAACTTCGTCGGCGGTGGGAATGTCAATTTCGACTTTGTCAACCTTGGGAAGTTGCTTCTTTTTTGCAGGGGCCTTCTTCGCACCTGACGATTTCTTTTTTGCTGGTGTTTTCTTTTTGTTGCTCATGTCTTGACCTTAATCCATTATCCCCTACATCTGTTGTAACTATTGCTACTGTCTGTGGGTGGACTCATATCTAGACCCTTTTTCAAAGATTGCCTTGACGCTCACCGCGTCTCAAATGGCTAAAAACCTCATCGTGAGGTCCGAAGGTATCGGGGAGGACCTGGCCTTCAACTTTTTCGCGTGGCGAAATGATAAACCCTTTGCCTGCATTCAAATGGAGACAAGGTGCATGAAAGAGAGCCACCTAAAAAGATTTGGTAGATGCTATGAACTTATGAGGATTTTAAGATTTAGGCTTGGAGTACAGTCCCTCACGTTCATTGCAGAGGGATATGTGGCCGACACAAAACAGGAAAAAGAGTTATCCCTGGCTTTCCTGGAACCAAACTCATCAGTAAAAGAGTGTTTAACGGTTATTCATTGCGACGAATCTAGGCCCTCTGCGTCTCCAGACACTTACCTGTTTTCAATGCCTTATGCATACGGTCTTGGCAAGGAGGTGAGATGGGGCCATTTAATGGAGTTTTCCCAAAACGCAGCGAAAACGATAAAAAGATATTCGTATCCAGCCATGCTACATGCCGCCTTTTCCATACCAATCGATGTCGAAATTTCAAGCACGGACCTTGATGCTGAGATAATCAATGAAATAATCGGCCATGGATTCTTGATTCAAGAGTTCTAGTCGTGAGTCGGGCGGGAAAGGCCTATAATTGTTCATGGTCTTTTATAAAAATGATTTTTTGAGGACATACACCATCGGTGACAACATTAGTATAACTCCAGCCGATAGGAGCCCGTGCCCAGTGTGCGGCCATCCCACTGGGGACTGCGCTGGTGATTCTCCAAAGCCCGACCACATTGCTGGCATGGGCACGAATATGCTTGAATCATCTCAAACATATCTTGTGGAAGAAGACATAATTATTGAACGACAGTTGACAAACTCAATAAAAACAAAAGTTCTTGTCCACCCCAAAGGAAAAGTCATCTCTGTGACTGAAGCCAGAAAATTCGGTTTAATTTAGACCCTTTCTGTATTCGGCCCTGTGGTACTCTGGGCAATTCCAAATAACCAAGACGGGGAAATGTCATGCTTGAACAATCTTTTGTGGACTCCTATTCTCAAAAAACACCCCCCTGGGGTTTTGGCGGACTTGGCGAAATAGTTTTCTTGCGCACCTATAGTCGCAAGAAGGATGACGGTGACAATGAGACGTGGATTGAAACATTGCAGCGTGTCATCAATGGCGCCATCGAGGCTGGAGTTTCTTTTACGAAGGAGGAGGCAGAGGCGCTTTTTGACCACTGCTTCAATCTTCGTTGTTCATTTTCTGGCCGCTCACTTTGGCAAATGGGAACTCCGCTGGTCAAAAAGTTCAATGCCACTTCACTCAACAACTGTTACTTCACCAATATCGAGACAATCGAAGATTTTGAACTGTTGTTTGAGTACTTGATGCTTGGCGGCGGCGTTGGTTTTTCGGTGGAACGTTCCAAAATCCACGACCTACCCAAGGTCAAAGGCGGAGTGTCAATTTCTCATGAACGAACAAATGATGCCGACATTATTGTCCCAGATTCACGTCATGGGTGGAAGCGACTGCTCCATGCCGTGCTCAAGTCGTATTTTGATACTGGCAAGTCGTTTACGTACTCGACAATTTTGGTCCGAGAGTACGGCGCACCGCTAAAGACATTTGGCGGCACGGCGAGTGGACCTGGCGCGCTCATCGAGGGAGTAAAAGATATTTGCAATGTAATGCAGAATCGTGAAGGAAAGAAACTTCGTTCAATCGATGTTTTGGACATATGCAATATCATCGGGCGAATTGTCATTTCTGGCTCATCACGACGTTCGGCACAAATTGCAATCGGTGACCCAGATGATGTTCTTTTCATCCGTGCAAAGAACTGGTCTTCTGGCTCGGTTCCAGCGTGGCGCGCCAATAGCAACAACAGCATCTACGCAGACTCTTATGAAGAAATCATGCCCGAACTGTGGAAGGGATACGACGGCTCTGGGGAACCGTACGGCCTAGTGAATCGCAAGTTGGCCCGCAAGTACGGTCGACTTGGTGAGCAAAAGACCGACAATTCAATTGAGGGCTTCAACCCATGTGCTGAAATTGGTCTTTCGGATGGTGAGTCGTGCAACTTGGCGACTATTTTCTTGCCAAACGTTGAATCCAAAGAGCAGTTGTTTGAAATTTCAACTCTTTTGTACAAGGTGCAAAAGCACATAACCACCATGTCGTACCCGTACGAAAAGACGACCAATATCGTGCGAAAGAACGCACGTCTCGGTCAGTCGGTCACTGGCATTTTGCAGTGCTCGGATGAGCAGATTTCGTGGCTGGATGACGCTTATGCGCATCTTGAAGACTTCGATGCCGAGTGGAGCCGCAGCAACAGCCTTCCAAAATCTGTTCGTCTCACCACCGTTCAGCCATCGGGAACCTTGTCGCTTTTGCCAGGTGTTACGCCAGGAATACATCCCGCATACGCCAAGTTCTATACACGTCGCGTTCGCTTTGGTTCTTCCGACCCGCTGGTGGAGGCCTGCCGTAAGCGCGGTTACAAAGTGCAGTGGGATATTGGGATTGATGGTCGCGAGGACCACACTCGCTATGTAATTGACTTTCCATGCAAGTCGCCAGATGGGGCGGTATTGGCATCTGAGATGACGGCAATTCAGCAGTTGGAGTGGGTCAAGAAGATGCAAACCATTTGGGCTGACAATGCGGTTTCGGTAACTGTTTATTACAGAATTGAGGAATTAGCGGAAATTAAGGATTGGTTGTCTAAGAATTACGACTCATCGGTAAAATCGGTTTCTTTTCTTTTGCATACCGACCATAATTTCCCGCTTCCTCCGTATGAACAAATAACCGAAGAGGAATATAATAAGTCAGTATCAAAAGTGGATATGTCGGTTACTCTTATCCAGCGCTCTTTTGATGGAGAACTCACCATGGACGACTGTGCAACTGGGGCCTGCCCAATAAAGTAGTATTTCGGCCATGACACCAAGTCAATGGTCGTGGCTACTCGCCTTTATGGGCGTTTTGGGCATGTATTTTGTTGGCAAGAGGCGCTGGGAAGCGTTCCTGTGGCTAATTGTTATGGAATGTCTGTGGATTGTTTATGCATTGCAAACAAGGACATATGGGTTTATTTTTGGTTCGCTCGCATATATGTTCGTGTACATAAAGAACGCGCATTTATGGAAAAAAGAAGTGAGGAATGAATGAATGAATGAACATTTGTCATTGGCCAAGATAACCGAAAGAATAGCGCGCTGTCAAAGAAAGATGGAAATTCTGGATTTGCAGATAACGCAATTAGAAGAAGAGGTGGCCGCGCTACAAGCGGAGCCGAATTATGTTAGGACCAAGAAAAAAACCAAAACAGAAAAAAAGATTCCCAAAACCCCTTAATACATAATGCCCTCGTAGCCCAATTGGATAGAGCAACAGACTTCTAATCTGTAGGTTCCAGGTTCGAGCCCTGGCGGGGGTGCTAATATCCTTGCATGCCTGAACTCAACGCAAATACCCCGCCAATTCATTGTTTGGTTAGGGGAAACTTCCTACGTAATCAAATTGACAGTCACGACCAAAAGTTCCCCGTAGTAATTTTCGGCGTTGCATCAATAACCGATAGAGCCCCAGTCTTCCACTTCCTGATGGAGGACGGTGGTGTCTGGTGGAGAGCGCCAATAAATGCATTCTGCATGAAAGAGGACAGTCCAGTAGTCGACATTCATGATTTGGTCATGTGGAATTGCTTTTCTCCATACATTACGGTTACCACATTTGAGCACATGCGAGGAAGGTCGATGAAGTATCTGGACCGTCACAAGAAAGATGTCAACGGCAAGTACATGTTTACGCTTGACTGGCATCATCCCGACAACAACATTGTTGACTCCAACTACTCAATTAACTCAGCAAACCACAAATGCGGCCATGTCATCGAGCGTGAAGATGGAAATTTCGCGATTCAACCGAATAATCGAATTCACCTGTGGGACCCCTCACACACCACCAAGAAAGACGTTCACTTGATTGACCGAATGGTTAGTGACTATATTTGGGGCGTTGAGGATGGCAGTAAGTGGCTAACATCCGATGACTACGCATACAACTATGAAGTTACAAATCTAGATGAGTAATTTAAATATCTCCACCGACAACAAAGACCTCTCCCTCTATCCGATAGTAATTAGGGAGTCTCGTTATAACGGCGTGTACGAAAAGGGCGCGTGGCACGCAATTGCTAACTGCGTATCGGAAACCTGGAATATGGAGTACTTTGAATATCTTTATGGCGACGATGAGGATGCGATTGCCTTTTGGTGGGAGTCAGATGCTGCCAAAAAGGTAGGCGTTGGCGCCACACCGAATAAAGCCCTAGAGGACCTGTTCAAAAAACAGTTTGCCTAGCGCCTGTCTCCGCTTCCACCGATGACTCCGCGCTGCTGCCTCGACTGCAATTTGGAGATATTCCTGTCGGCAAGTTGTTCAAGTTGCATATTTAGTTCAGAGGCAATCTGAGCAACATACCAAAGAACGTCCCCAACTTCGTCACAAAGAACCTCTGCCTCGTGGACGCCTATCACTCCACCTTTGTCTCGAATGAGTTTCTTTAGTTTTCCTGCAACTTCGCCAGCCTCTGATGCAAGGCCGAGTACTAGGTATTCGATTGCCCGTTCCTTAGGGTAAATTGCTGTTTTCTTTGCCTGCTCTTGGTATTCATTGAAGTTGGTCATGCTTATTCGCCCATTTCTTGCGGTACTGACCATGATTTTGAAATATTCCTGAGCCTTTTTGCCCCCTTGACAATAATCAAGGGAAGCAGAAACCAGAATAAGGCCATTGTTTTTATTTCTTTTTTGAAATTATTTTCCATAATCTTTCCCGTTCGTGACCGATAACTCATAAAAGTACCACACTGGATATGGATAAATGTGTCAAAATTTCGGGATGATATTCCTCATTATTTCAGCACTTTTTGTCGGTGTGGTCATTCATTTGTCCAAGACTGTGAATAGATTCGATGGGCACTGCGGATTGGCCGTATACGAACACCTGGAGCATCGTCAACCCAGGACACTGCATAACGGCAATGGTATGGTGAATCGGGCGACTCGCCCTATTCTGTTTCTATAAAAATACATTCACCTGGGCAGTCTTCTGCCGATTGAATAACATCATCCAATAACTTGTCGGGGAACTCCGCCGTTTGAGCCATTTGGAGTTTTGGGGCTTCGCCTTTTCCATCTGGGCCAAACAAGTTGGGCCATTCCGCATTCTTCACATAGGCAAGCCCGTCCGTATGCATCATAAAAACGTCTGGCGCTAGTTCTGTGCAGAGTCCATCGCCAGTGCATAGGTCTTGGTCAATCCAGACTTTCAATTCTACGCACCGAATGCTTTTGTGAATCCCTCAGGGCATGTTTTCTTGCAAATCAAATCCGCGATAACAGGTGCAAATGCGGCACCGATTGCGATACCGACACCTGCTGGTGTTGCCCACAATTCTGCTGAATCTAAACTTTTAGCCAAACAATTTGAAACTATGTTGCTCAACAATGTGTGGTCAATGCTGTCGCTTACGTATGGTATGAGCAAAAATCCTTCAGTTATGATTTTGGTCATTCCCGCCACGACTGTCGCTTTGGCCGCCATGTCCTGAATATAGAGAACTGGCTGTGCCATCAGCGAAAGAGTAGACGATGTTGCTGCGCCCTCAGGTTGCGCTGGCGTAAAGAAGGCAATAACTCCAGCAGAGATTGCTGCAGTTACTGCTATGTTGCAGGCGTTTGCATCAACCCACTTGTATGCATCTACTACGCCTTGCTCAACTCTTTCCCAGCCTTCTTCTAAGACTGGAAGGACTTCTTCCAGTTCCATGTGAAGTATGTCTTCAATTCTGTGATTCACCTCGGGGTGGGCGTGGATGTAGCGTATTGCTTTACTGTCGAGTCCCCATGTATCGCAGGAAGAACCTGGCCAATCTCCACCAAACATGTACATTCTTACATAATTATCACCACAGTCCGAGCAGTGGTAAACAATTCCGTCGCCATTTTTGTCAGCCATAATTATTCATCGCCTTGTGTTGCTTTGGCACCGAAGTACCCTCCGATGATTCCGATTAGACCCACAAGGGCATTTTGGACTAAGGCGATGACCTCGGGCTGGGCTTCAACAACCTCTTCTGTTCTGGACTGCGAATACATAATTACGACGTATTCTCCACCAATTACAAGAGCAACGAACCCTAGAACTCCCAGAGTAATGTAAAGCATTAATCTGTCTTTTATGCCTGTTTGTTTTTTGTCTTCATTTTTTTCAGCCATTTTATTCTCCTTTATATTGCGTAATTTTTATAGTGTAAATCTTGCCATAGATTCTTGCTTCATAATGTTAAGGTCCAAGTGAGCAGAGGTCATTCCAAACTTCTTGCCAGCCTGATTATGGTTGGCGGCGAACTGCCAAACATCCCATGTTTTCCAGCCTTTTACCGCGGCTGGATTCTTTTGAGGCTCAAACGCATACTCGGCCCACAATGAAACATCCTTGGGAACGGGGTTGGCCTCAAATGCTTCAGCAGAGTAATGCACGTATCGAGCCACCCATAATGGACACTGCTCAACGCCTCTTTTTAGCGTTACGTGAGAGTTCCAGAAAGAAGGGTATGTGTAAATTGACGGCGGTTTGCCAAGTTCATCGGTAGCCATCTTGATACAGGTGCGGACAATCTTTTTTAGTTCCCTAGGTCTTTTATCGCCGTGATGTTCAATGTCAATTTGTGGAATAAGGGTTGCGCCAGTTTGCTTGTGGTTATCCA